TCAACGTACTGCGCGTCAATGAGGTGGAGGAACGAGAGGAATATCGTTCCGCTGTCGCTGAAATCCTGCGCAACGTGCAGGCCGACTATGGCGTGACCCTGCTTGAGATCGCTGAGACCATCGGCGTTTCGCTGGGCACGATCAGTAATGCGGCGAACAAGAAGGCCGATCTTTCGGCCACCTTCTTGCAGCGTATCGGGCGTGCTTACGGCCCGCATGAACTGGACCCCTATTACCGACTGTCCGGTGGCCGTGCTGTTGCTCGCGCCGATTCCAGCGATGGCGACATCATGCCGATCCTGATGAATACCGGGGCGCAGATCGTGCAAGCTCGGTCGCCTTCGTCGCCCGGTGGACCGGTTGAAATCCTTCGCGAAAAGCTTGGCTATCTACCTGATCTGCGCCGCCTGCGCCGGGAGATTGACGCGCTCATTGGGCAGATCGAGCGGGAAAGGGAAGCGGCATGAAGCCCGCGCCCCTGACCGCCAAACGCAAAGTTGAACTCCAGCGCGCAGGCGCCTTGGACGCACATGTCGCTGGCGGTTTAGGCCCATTCAACCCGGAAAGCCTCTCGCGCTCCTACGGCGTCGAGCTTCCCGAAGTGATCCGCATCCTCAAGCAACGGGGTAAGTATCATGGATAATCCTCCCTATCTGGTTGACCAGTTCGCAGCACAATGTGGCTTATCGGCAAACATGGCCAAGCGATCGATGCTCCTGAAGGCGTATGCGCTAGAGGGGAAGACGATCAAGGAGGCGGCAAAACTGATCGGTATCAGCCGATCAAGCGCAGTCGCAATCGTCCGCAAGATGATCATCGATTTCGAGGATTATCGTCCTTATGCGGCGAAGGAAAAGAAGGGCGAGGCGCGGCCTGATCCTTTCTTCCGCGATATAGCCCAGCCAGCATTCAGCCTGCCGTTGTTCGCATGAACCACGCCGACGCCATTCAGATCGCGGTAGAGAAAGCCCGCCAGCTTCCCCACAAGATCAGCACCAAGGAGCGCGACCGCATCATAGCGGAACTGCGCATCAATCCCCTGCCGATCGTCAAGCGCAACACCGGGCGTTCGTACAAAACGCTGCTGCGGATCGCGGAGGCTGCGCTGTGACCGAACTGATGCTTCGCCGCCGCAACGCAGAAACCCCCTTCGCCTTCGATCTCATCCGCAAGGCTTGGCAGCGCGACATGCGCCGGCTGGCGATCAAGCGTGACACAGGCGGGAGGTTCGCCCGTGATTGAGTTGCCGTTTCCCGCCAAGATCCTTTGGCCCAACGGGCGCGGCCATCACATGGCGAAGCATCGTGAGGCGAAGAAGCATAAGGCTTGGGCTTATGCCGCCATGCTAGCCGACCTTCGCGGTGCCAAGCATGATGGCTCGCCGGTCACACTGCGCGCCACCTTCCATCCCAAGACGGCGAACGCGGTGGACAAGGACAACGCCAGCGCCAGCCTGAAAGCCTATCAGGACGGCATCGCCCAAGCCCTCGGCATGGATGACAGCGCGTTCGGCCAGCCCATCGTCCACATCGCGGAGCCTCGCAAGGGCGGCGCCGTCATCATCGAAGTGGAGGCGATCTAATGGCCCGCTCCATAGGCGAAATCCTCCCCGGCATTCTCGACCGCTGTGCTGAGATGATGGGCGTGCAGTATCTTTTGCGCACCATGACTGACGACGCCGAGCGCAAGAAATTCATCATGAGTTGGCGCGCTGAACGTCTGATCACGGACGAGGAAGCGGAACTGCTCATCACCGCCCACATGTTGGAGGACGCATGAGCCGCTGGTTTCGCCATTACGCGGGCATGATGCGCGACGATAAATTGGTGCGCGCCGCCTTGAGGTCCAAGCAGTCTATCGAACGCACTCTTTGGGTCTGGGGTGCTGTGCTGGAAAGCGCGGCAGAGATCGACAACGAAGCTCGCTATGAGGTCGATCCCGCTGAGATTGCTCACTTCCTGCGCTGCAAGCCAGCTCATATTGAGGCGATCTTAGAAGCCTTGAAAGAGCTTGGCCGGATCGATGGGGAGCGCGTTTCAACATGGTCGAAGCGGCAATTCAAGAGCGACCGGAGCAACGACCGTGTAACCGAATACCGCGCAAAGAAACGCGCAGAGCGAAACGGCGATGTAACGTTACAGGAACGTCACTGTAACGCGCCAGAGACAGAGACAGAGACAGATGTTCCGTTATCTAAAGATAACGGGCCTGTGGCCGATCCTGACAAGCTGTTTTGGGACAACGCCAAAGGCTATCTTAAGCCTCACATCAAGGGCGACCCTGGCAGTATCATCGGAAAATGGGCGCGCGACTTCGGCAAGTCTGAAACCGCCGCCGCGATCACCAACGCACAACTGGCGCGGCCAGTGTCGCCGGTTCCCTTCATCGAACGAACGCTCAAGGGTATCGCGTCCAAGGCGGAACAGGGGATGCCATGCTGACCGACTGGCGCCCGATCAAGGCCGGGAAACAGACATGCCCGTCATGTTCTCACACCCGGCGCAACAAACAAGACCGCTGCCTGAGCGTCACCCAAGAGGGCACCGGATACGTCTTTTTTTGCCATCACTGCGGATTCAAGGGGGCAACACCCGATGCACGACAGACACAAGGAATGGATCGATGGGCGGGGAATTACCCCGGAACTGGCCGAGAAATTCGGGCTGACGACAACCCGCGACGGAGACGGCTTCTGGCTTACCGTGCCCTACATCGAGGCGGGGAAGGTCATCAACCACAAGTATCGCATGACCAGCGAGAAGCGGCACCGCATGGACAAGGACGCGCCGCTTGCTCTGTGGAACGTGGACGCGCTTTCGCATCCGGACGTGCAGCAAGGTGCCCCGGTGGTGATCACGGAGGGGGAATGGGACGCGCTGGCGGCGATCCAGTCGGGCTGGCAGCATGTCGTTTCCGTTCCGAACGGCGCGCCACAAAGCCGCACACCGGAGCCTGAGAACGCCAAGCGCTATGAGTGGGTGTTCCGCCACATCGATGCGCTGGACAAGGTGAAAACCTTCGTGCTGGCAACCGATGGCGACACGGCAGGGCAGAACCTTGCCAGCGACCTGATCGCGCTGCTCGGGGCCGAACGCTGCCGCTTCGTGGCCTATCCGCCCCACTGCAAGGATTTGAACGAAGTCCTGATCCACCACGGGCATCAAGCGGTCGTCCAGATCATCAACGGCGCCAAGCCGGTGCCGGTGCAGGGTCTCTACTCGATGGATGATTTCCCCGAGAAGGGCGAAGTCACGGCATGGCCCACGGGCATCGCGCCCCTTGGCGACATGATCCATGTCGTGCCGGGCACGCTGACGGTGTTCACGGGCTACGCGAACATGGGCAAGTCCACGGTGATGAACCAGGTTCTCGCCAACCTGATCTCGGTGAATATTCCGGTCGTCATCGCCAGCTTCGAGACGGACGTGAAGCCAATCCTGCGCGACGGTCTACGCATGTCGCTGATGCGCTGCAACAAGCACGACCTCCAAAGCCGCAGCACCAAGGCCGCCGATGAAATGATCAGCGAGAATGTCCGCATCATCACGCAGTTGGTGGATGAGGACGAGGAAATGACGCTGGAGAATTTCCTGGAATATTGCCGGGTCGCGGTGGTTCGCGATGGCGTGAAGTTCGTGCTGCTAGATCCGTGGAACGAGCTGGAGCATAAGCGCCGTCGCGACGAAACGGAGACGGATTATATCTCCCGCGCCCTCCGGGCTATCAAGCGCTTTGCCAAGCAATATGATGTGGCGTTCTGGGTTGTGGCACACCCGACCAAGCCCGAGCATGGTAGCAGCGGCGCGCCCAAGCTCTACAACATCAGCGGGTCCGCGAATTGGGCGAACAAGGCCGACTATGGCCTGACCTATCACCGGCCTAAGCCCGACGAGAACCGCGCCGAACTGATCGTGACGAAGGTTCGCATGGGCCTGCCCGGAAAGAAGGGCAGTGTCACCGTCAGCTATGATTTCCGCACCAGCGAATTTGTGGAGGCAATCGCATGACCACCACCATCTCGGAGGGTAACGCATGACACGCGTGGAAATGATCGGAGCATTAGCATGCGGCTTCGTGCTTGCTGCGGGTGTGTTTGTTGATCTGGAATTGTTTGGAACGGCGTTTGCGTGCGCTTTGACAGCGGGTGGCCTCGTCATCGCACTTGGCGGGATGACAGCATGACATGCCTGACCTCTTCGACCGTAACGACCTATCCCCACCCACAAAGTACATCGTGTGGCTGCTCAAGGCAGACCGCACCCGATCGGAAGCGGGGAAAGAAGCAAGGCGCCTTCGTATCGATCTACAGGCGGCGGAATACTGGCACCGCAATGTACGACGCCGCTGAAGGAGATGAGTGATGGCGGTATCCATGAATGAGGAAATGCCCCGTATGGTTCGCACGGTCGAGGTGCGCGTGGGAGACGAGTGGATCAGGCATAATTTTGGCCGCGATGTCGATTTTGAAGCTGTCCGCTTCCGGCTGCTTCAGATTGTGGATGCCTTAGCGCCACCGCCGCCAGAGATCGATTGGGTGATGATGGAGGCCATACTTGGCGACCGCAAGCACAAGGAGGCGGGGGAGTGAGGAAGAAGCCAGCCTTTGAAAAGCGACACGATCTTAAACGGAAATTCGATGGCCCACGCGTCAAAAAGAGTTTCTGCCTCGGTAGGACAGTGCGGCATCGATGGAGAGGGACGGACACGGGAACGCGCATTACCTTTGCAAAGATGGCCGCTGCATCGCTGCTCCCTTCGTGCGGAAGGACGGTCCCATTGTCTCGTTTGTTTATTGGTGGACGATCCTGGGGCGCAGGTTTCACATGGCTTTTCCGGCAAAATGCCCGCCCATCCACAGAGGGGGAGTAGGATGAACTGAACACCACAACATCGGGTCGGGGTATATGAGCGGAGGGAAATAATGGCACGTCGCCGCAGCAAGAAGAAGGCCGCACAAGTTGACAAGCGCATCGCTCCCACGCTGGAGCAGATGCTGGCTGGTGATTTCGTCAGCGCGGGCATGGCCTATTCCCGCATCGCTGTGATCGACACGATGTTGAAGCGCGGACAGATCACAGAACGCCAGCATGCCGCTCTAGGTTATTACCGCGACCAGGCCAGCCAGGCAGAGGACGACGCCAAGCGCATGTCCGTCATGGCGCCTGAGAAGGCCATGGGCGGCGGCGGCAAGGGGCATCCGATCGGCGGCTACATCCCCGCCGATTATTGCGACAGCCCCGCCACGCTGGAAACAGCCCGCATAGAGCGTGATCTGGGCATCCTCGCCCCGATCGCCAACGCTATCGCCGTTCAGGACATGAGCCTGAGCCAGTGGTGCATTCAGCAATATGGCGGACGAGAACGCTATGACGGCAAGGGCCGGTTTGTAGCCATCGTGCCAAACTTTGAGAAGCGGGCGATGGAGACGGCGCTCGTGGAGTTGAAATTTGCGGCAGGAAGGATTGTGCGATGAGTGAAGTGGATCAGCGATGGCGTGAAACTATAGCCGCCCTCAAAGAATTGAAGCGCCCCGCGAGGGCAAAAGGTCCAGCCGGGCTTCTTGACACCGTGTCAGCGGCGAAGCGCATGGGTATTGCTAAAGGAACGCTTGAAAATTGGCGCTCTCTTGGCAAAGGGCCGAGATTTATCAAAGTTGGCACTAAGATGGTGCGATATGACCCTCGCGACATAGATTCCTGGCTGGAAAATGGTGACTTATGACCCTTGACCCGCTGCGGTAAATAATCTAACAAATCCATATCGTCGCGTATTGCGCTCTAATGGGCCAGCTTAACCGCTGTCCCATTTTCGTTTCACCGCATTGACAGGGGGTGCGCTCCTTTCTTCCCGACAATGGCGGCGGGAACGAGGGTGATGCTGCGAGCAATCGTCAACGCTGTCGCGCCCCGGCTCTAGCGGGCCTGCATCAAGCGGCGAAGCATCACAACGCCAATCACTCACCTAACCACCGCCCACCCGTTCGGGAGCGGAAAAGGGATTAGGACATCATGAAAAACAATCCTCCGCTTTCGAAGCGCGGGGGTGCGCGTCCGGGCGCTGGCCGTAAGAAAGGCGTACCGAACAAGCTGACGACGCAGCTTAAGGATATGATCCTTCAGGCGTTGGACGAAGCGCATCCTGACGGCAGCATCGAATATCTGAAGTCTCAGGCGACCGCTAACCCCACCGCGTTCCTGACGCTGGTCGGCAAGGTTCTCCCGCTTCAGGTTAATGCAGAGCATTCGGGCGATGTGGTTGCCCATGTCGTGTTCAAGGGCTTGAATGCGGACGGTTGAACTCGTCTCGCCCTATGAGGTGCGCGAGCAGTTCCTTCCGCTGCACAAGAGACAAACCCGCTGGTCGATCGGCGTCTGCCATCGGCGCGCGGGGAAGACGGTCAGCCACATCAATGAACTGATCATGGGCGCGACCAAGTGCAGGCTTCAGAACCCGCGATTCGCTTACATCGCGCCGCAGTTGAACCAGGCCAAGGATATCGCCTGGACGTACCTGAAAGAATACACGGCCTTCCTCTCGCCAAAGATCAATGAGAGCGAGCTTTGGGTTGAACTGCCCGGTGGTGCGCGCATCCGCATCTATGGCGCGGACAATCCCGATCGGCTTCGCGGCATCTATCTCGACGGCGTGGTGCTGGATGAGTTCGGAGACATGGACCCGACGATCTGGACGCAGGTTGTCCGTCCTGCCCTGTCGGATCGTAAAGGTTGGGCATCATTCATCGGCACGCCGAAGGGTAAGAACACCTTTCATAAGCTCTGGGTGGCTGCGGAAGTTGATGAGGACTGGACGCGGCTCGAACTGAAGGCATCAACCACGGGCCTCCTTGACGACAAGGAGCTTGCCGACGCCAAGCGCATGATGACCGATGACGAATATGCGCAGGAATATGAGTGCAGCTTCGATGCGGCTGTCAGGGGCGCTTATTACGGCAGGGAGTTTGTTGAGGCTGAAACTGCTGAGCCTTCACGCATAACATCGGTTCCGCATGATCCACGGCTGCTCACGCACACTGCGTGGGACTTGGGCATGGCGGACTCGACCGTCATCTGGTTCTTCCAGGTGGTGGGCCGGGAAACCCGCGTCATCGATGTTCTCAAGGGTGAAGGTGTAGCGCTGGACTGGTACGCGCGCGAATTGCAACAGCGCGGCTATCTCTACGGCACGCACTATCTGCCGCATGACGTTGAAGTGAGGGAGTTGGGCACCGGCAAGAGCCGCAAGGAGGTTCTTGAGGGGCTTGGTATAACGAACATCCGCGTTTGCCCGAATATCCCGGTGGCTGACGGCATCCAGGCTGTGCGCATGCTGCTGCCCACCTGCTGGTTCGACAAGGTGAAGTGCAAGGACGGGGTTGAGGCCCTGCGCATGTATCGCCGCGAATGGGACGACAAGCGGCAGGAGTTCCGCGCGAACCCGCTGCATGACTGGACGAGCCACTATGCTGACGCCTTCCGCTATTTCGCGGTCGGTCATCAGGAAACGACATCCGCGCCTGTGATCCGGCGCAACACCAAATGGGTGGTCTAATGAACGCACGCGCTAAAAAGCTGCCCGACCCGGTTCCGGGCAATGATGGTGAAGCGCTCCAGCGCATTGCTGACTTCTTCAAGGCAAAGTTCCCCGAGGAGTGGGAAGAACTGCGCCTCTGCCCGCTTCAGCACGGCATTGCTGACATGATCGACAAGCTGAAGGGCTAAGATGGACCTCGAACAGCTTACCGACCCTCTGGATATGGCTTCAGAGGGCGGGGAAGCTGTGTCCATGACCGATGATGAATTGGCGGCGCTGCTCGCTGGTCATGAAAGCCAGGCAGTCGGTTATTACACCTCCGAGATTGCCGACGAACAGGCGCTGAGCCTCGATTATTACTACGGGCGCCCATTCGGTGACGAGCAGGCGGGGCGCAGTCAGGTTGTTGATCGCACGGTGCAGATCGTGGTCGATAACGCTGTTGCCGCGCTGATGAAGCCCTTCGTCTCGTCCGATGACGCGGTGGTGTTTGAGCCCCGTGGACCGGAGGATGAGGAAGCGGCCAAGCAGGCGACCGAATATGTAAACTACGTGTTCCAGGTCGATAACAACGGCTTCCTGCTGATGCACAACTGGTTCAAGGCCGCGTGTCTTGAGAAGCTGGGCATCGTCAAGGTGTGGTGGGAGGATAGTGAGACCCGCCGCGCTGAACGGCTTGAGGGCTTGGACGCCGCGCAGCTTGAGCTTGTCATGTCAGGCGCTGGCGAAGATGATTATGAGGTTGTTGGCGGTCCTTACCAGGATGGCGATGGTTTTTTCGCGGTCGATATCGAACGGCTGATCAAGGATGGCCGCACGCGCTGCGTGACCGTGCCGTCTGAAGAATTTCTGATCAGCGCCTATGCCCGCGACATCGAAACGGCGGAATATACTGCGCACAAGCCGAGCAACATCACCCGGTCAGATCTCATTGAGCTAGGGCTTGACCCTGCTGTTGTTGACGGCCTGCCCGCCATCTCGTCGGACACGCAATATGAAAGCCGGGCGCAGTCGCGCTGGGAAGATGAGAGCTTTGACAGCGGGCGCAATAGCTCCAGCAATGACAAGTCGCGCGACCGCATCGGCCTGCTCGATGAATATGTGCTGGTGGACTATGACGGCGACGGGATAGCTGAACGCCGCCGCATCTTGCGCGTGGGCAATGAAATCCTGCTGAACGAGGAAGTGGACGATAACCCGTTCGCACTCCTCTGCCCCGTTCCCATGCCCCATAAGGTCTATGGGCAGTCATTGGCTGACCAGACCCGCGACCTTCAGCGCATCTCGTCGGTGCTGTGGCGCCAGACGCTTGACAACCTCTACCTCTCCAACAATCCCAAGATCGAGGTTCCGCAGGCCGCTGCGACCGCAGACGGCGCGACCTATGATGATTTGCAGGACAATGCGCCTGGTGGCCTTGTCCGCACCGCGCAGGGTGGTTTGATCAATCCGCTCACCATTCCGTTCGTGGCCGACAAGTCCTTCCCCATGCTGTCCTTCGTGGAAGCGCAGCAGGAAGCGCGCACCGGCATTTCCCGGCAGGGCCAAGGCATGGACCCGGACGCGCTCGACGCTTCGGGGCAGAAGACCGCCGCGCAGGTTGCTGTTGAGGAAGATGGCCGCAATGCACGGGCTGAACTGATCGCCCGCATCTTCGCGGAGACCGGCGTCAAGCGGCTGTTCCGCCTGATCCTGAAGCTCCTCGTCCAGCATCAACCGCGTGAACGCATGATCCGCCTGCGCAACCAGTGGGTGCCGATCGATCCGCGCGGTTGGAACACGGAAATGGACCTGGTTGTCACCGTGGGCCTGGGTGTGGGTTCCAAGATGGAGCAGATCGCCAAGGCTGACAGCGTGCTTCAGACCATGGCGGAAGTGGTGCAGTCGCCCTTCGCGTCAATGGTTGGGCCGCAGCAGGCTTACCATGCCGTCTCCCGCAAGCTGAACGCTGCCGGGGTGAAGGACGTTGAGAATTATCTGGTCGATCCTGAGAACCAGCCCCCGCAGGAGCCGCAGCCCGATCCTGAACTGATCAAGGCCCAGCAGGAGGCGCAGCAGGCCAGGGACGAGCTTGAGTTCGAGAAGATGAAGGCCACGGTCCAAATCGAACTGGAGCGTGAGAAGGCCGACGCCAAGCTGGCGATTGAGCAGCAGAAGAACGAACAGAAGATGATGCTGGAAGCCGCCAAGGCTCGGCAGGCGCAGGATCTGGCCGACGCTAAGGCTGCTTTTGAGGCGAACCTTGCTGAGCGCGAATTCCAATTTGAGCAGCAGTTGGCGCAGCAGAAGATGGACTTCGACCAAGAGCAGGCCCGCAAGCAAAGCGAGGCCGACGCTAACGCGATCCCCAATAAGCGCCCAGGCGGGGATCTCGACAAATGAGCCGCTACTTCGTTCAGCCCCGCCGCATCGCCATGAGCATCGTGCATTCTTATGATGATTGGGAGCCCATCGGAAACGCCTGGCACATTCCCGCCGTCTCGGATCATGAGGCCGCAGACACGGGACTGGTAGACGCGAGCGGTGACCCGATCATGCGTGCGCCAAACCCCATTGGTTTCGGCAAAGATGAGGAATGGTGATGACCCGCGAGGAACGCCAGGCCCGCTCGATCAGCTTCCGCGCTGCTCTTGAGGATGGCGTCATTCGCGCCTGCCTCGATGATCTGGAGGCGCAGTTCACCAACGAATGGAAGGCCGCAAACACGGTGGAGGAGCGGGAAAACCTGTTCCGCACCGTGCGCGTCCTCAATCTTCTTCGCTCGCACGCCGCATCGATCATTGCGGGCGAGCATGATGGCATTTCCGCGATCAGGCGGATCAAGTGACCCTCGCCCGAGGGGTTCGGGCATCAAGCAAGGAATAAGCGATAATGGAAACTGCCCAGCCAGGATTGGCAGCAGAAAACGTTGCGCTTGATGACGCGGCCAGCGCTTTCAAGGCATTCACCAACCCCGAGCCTGCCCAGCCTCGCAATGACCGGGGGCAATTCGCCCCGGTTCAGCAGGAAGCGGTAGAGGATGAGGATCTGCCCCCAGCGCAGGACGCGGAAGACGGCGCCGATCTGGACGCCGCAGATGACGAACAGGAAGTGGCGGAAGCAGCCGATGAGGCCCAGCAAGACGCCGTGGACATGCCTTCGTCATGGAGCAAGGACGACGCAGAACTGTGGCAAGCCCTGCCAGCGGACGCACAGGCGAAGATCGCCGAACGCGAGGCGCAGCGGGAAGCAGGACTGAACGCCAAGCTCATGGAAGCCGCCAATGCGCGCAAGGCCATCGAGGCCCAGGCGGCAGAGGCGAACGCCAATCGTGACGCCTATGCACAGGCAATCGATGCGGTCATTGGGTTGGTTGCAACCCCGGAACCCGACCCGGCCCGCTTTGGGCTTGGGACGGACAATTTCGACCGCGATAGCTACGACATCGCCGTCTATAACTGGAAACAGACGCAGGCGCAGGTTCAGGGCCTCTTGCAGCAGCGGCAAGCGATTACCGCCCAGCAGGAGCAGGAAGCCCAGCAGGCCCGCCAGTTGGCTGTCCAGGAAATAGAGCAGGTCGCATGGCCCAAGTTCGTGGAGACCGTTCCCGAGCTGGCTGACCCCACAAAGGGCCGGCAGGTCATTGCCGACATCGTGCAATATGCGGTGGCCGAAGGGCTTCCCCAGGAAGTCTTTCAGAATGGCGCCGTCAACAGCCACGAAATGCGGCTGCTGTGGAAAGCGAAGGAATACGACCGGATCAAGTCGGCGGAAACGCGGGTCAAGGCGGGGAATCCCCCTCCCAAGCCTGCCACTCCTCCGGTGCGTCCCGGCGGCATCACCCCGCGCGCCACGGTGCAGGCGAACCGTCTGGGCAAGGCTCAATCACGCTTGGCGAAGGAAGGCAGCATCGAGGCCGGTGCTGCTGTGTTCAAACACTTTCTCTGAGGTAAATCATGACCAAGGTAACCAATGCGGTCGCCACCTATGACGTGACGACCAACCGCGAAGATCTGGCCGACGCCGTCTATCGCATCTCTCCTTCCGACACCCCGTTCATGTCGGCTGTCCCGCGCACCAAAGCAACGGCGGTCTATCATGAATGGTCCACCGACGCGCTGGCATCGGTCAACACGTCAAACGCCCGCCTGGAAGGCGATGCGCTCAGCCGCGCTTCGTCCACCTCGCCGTCGCGCAAGGGCAATTACTGCCAGATCAGCAGCAAGGACGCGACCGTCACCGGCACGCAGCGCGCTGTGAACCCGGCAGGCATCGATGACATGATGGCCTATCAGATGTCCAAGAAGAGCGTTGAGCTCCGCAAGGATATGGAAGCCATCCTGCTCGGCAACACCGGCCAGAACGCAGGCAATACGACCACGGCGCGCACGCTGCGTTCGTTCAACGCCTGGATCAGCGGCAATGGTTCGCGCGGCACCGCTGGTGCTGACTCGACCGCCGTTACCGCTGCGGCGACCGATGGCACCGCTGGCGACCTTCGCACCTTCACCGAAGACATGCTGAAGGACGCCATCAAGGACGCCTATGACGATGGCGGCGAACCCACGCTGATCCTGGTTGGCTCGTTCAACAAGCAGAAGTTCTCGACCTTCACCGGTCGTGCGACGGCTCGCGAACAGGTCTCGGTCGGCACGGTGCAGGGGGCCGCGAGCCTCTACGCGTCGGATTTCGGCGACCTCAAGGTTGTCCCGAACCGCACCCAGCGTGGCCGCGATGTGTTCGTGGTCGATCCCACGAAGGTTGCCGTCTCGATGCTGCGCGCGTTCGAGCCGCAGGAAATCGGTCGGGTCGGTGACGCGTCGACGCGCGATCTCATCAGCGAGTACACGCTGGAGATGCGCCATCCCGACGCCCACGCGCTGATTGCGGACCTCACCACCTCCTAAGCCTCCCTCTCCGGCTTAGGGTAACTCAGGGGCGGGCCTTCGGGCCTGCCCCTTTCTTATGGGGACGACATGAGCAAATCAGCCCTTCTCGACCTTCTTCCTGATGCACGCAAAAAGCTGGTGTATCACGAAGAGGGCGGGCGCACCTTCATCGAGACGCGGCAGGATGTGACCCACATCATCGAAGCCGCCAAGATCATGGCGGACGAGAAGCCCGGCAAGGACTTCCGCCACGCCGCCTATATCCCCGAAGCGGTGATGGATCGGGCCTTCAATGAGGGCTGGTTCCATGACCCCAAGGCATGGAAGCGCTGGGCCAACGACCCCGCCAACGCACAATATCGCACATGGAACGGGAGGCTTTGATGCCAACTCTCAAGGTGGCGGTCTGCATCCCCGTCTATGGCAACCCGGAAGCCGTGTTCATGCAGTCGCTCTGCGCGATGATGAGCCACTTCTACGAAGCCAATCTGACCGACGCGGACGGCAACCCCTTCGACAAGCAGATGGAAGTGTTCATCGTCTCGTCCTCGATGCTGACCGAAGGCCGCCATCGGCTCGCGGCGGAAGCGGTCAATTGGGGCGCGGATTATCTGCTATGGTGCGATGCCGACCATGTGTTCCCGCCTGACGCCTTCGCGCGGCTGTGGATGCGCAATGTCGATATCGTCGGGTGCAACTATCCCCGTCGCTGCTCTCCAACCGCCCCCACCGCTGCCAAGGTTGTGGGCGAAACCGACGCGGAGAACCTCGTCTATACGACGCCGGAAAAGGTGCAAGGCAACATCCTTGAGGAAGTCGATCATCTCGGCTTTGGCCTCTGCCTCATGAAGATGGGCGTCTTCGACCAGCTTCAGGTGCAGGCGGAGAGCGAGGGCAAAGCCTCCTTCATGCCGCTGTTCGTCATGCAGCCGAGCGATGACCATCGATCGATGATCGGGGAGGATGTGTATTTCTTCCGCAAGTGCCGTGAAGCCGGACTCAAGGTCTGGTGCGACCATAGTGTTTCGTGGGAGGTTGGGCACTGCAACCGGCAGATACTTACCAACGCCCATGCGGTGGCGCACAAGGATCGCTGGGGCAGCAATCAGGCTCGCACGGCCAAGAAGTTCGCCAAGCGCATTGAAGAGCTGGAGAACGCCTGATGGCGCTCGATAGCTATTCCGATCTTGTCGCGGCCATCGTGGACCGGATGAACGACGCATCTCTCGAAGCGCAGGCGCCAGAGTTCATCCGCCTGGCCGAAGCCTCCTTCAATCGCCGCCTGTTCAATCTGGAGAGCGAGGGAACCGCCACGATCGCGGCGGACGCCTCCATCCCCCTGCCCACCGACTTCCTGACGCTCAAGACGATCTGGCTCGACACCGACCCGCGCACGCTGTTGCAGCCGATGAGCCAGGACGATCTTTCGCGCTATTACGCCGTCCAGACGACCGGCAAGCCGCAGAATTACGCCTTTGCTGCCGACGGCATCATCCTCGCGCCATCGCCTGACGATACCTACACCGTCACCATGACCTACGTTCGCAGCCTAGCGCCACTGTCCGAGGTCAACACCACGAACTGGCTGCTGGAAAAGCACCCCGACCTCTACCTCTACGGCTCACTTGTGGAGGCGGAAATCCGGGGCTGGAACGATGAGCGCGCGGGACTGATCAACAGCCGCCTCGAAGGCATCATCGCGGAAATCAATCAATCTGGCCTCAAGCGCCGCACCGCTGGCGGTATGCGGATGCGCTCGTCGGTGCAGGAGCGCATCTGATGCCCTGGGAAGCGCAGTCCTCCCCCGCTGGCTCATGGACGAGCCAGGACGAGGACCGCGTCTACTTCGCCAGTTACTACGCGCTTGATGATTATGTCGTTGACGAGGAATGGACGCTTCCCGCCGGTCCTGCGGGCACGTGGGAGCCGGTTTCGTGAAGTTGGGACCATGGCTCCCCGATCAGCCTCCGCACGGCCATGACGGGCTTGTGGTGGCGCGCAACGTCTTTGCGACCCCGATGGGTTATGGCCCTGTCAAAGCCTATTCCGCCGTCACTGCTGCGCTTGCCAACACCTATCAGGGCGGGCGTGTTTTCATCGGCATCGATGGGACGGTTGCCCTGCTGGTGGGCACCAATGCGGGGCTGTATCGCTATAACGGAACGGGCTGGGACGCGGAACACGCCGACACGTACACCAACTCGTGGCAGTTCGCGCAGTTCGGGGATCTGGTCATCGGCACACAGGGCGCGGAGCCGATCAAATATGACATCAGCGCGTCGACGGCGGGCCTTTTGGGCGGGACGCCTCCGAACGGCAAGTTCATCACCACTGTCAAGGATTTTGTGGTCATCGCAGGCGTGGATAGCGCCAACTCAACGGTATACTGGTCGGCCATCAACAACGCGGAAGGCTGGACGGTCGGCACTGATCAGTCTGACTTTCAGATCATCCCCGATGGGGGGGAGGTCACCGGCCTTGCGGGCGGCGAATATATGCTGGTGTTCCAGCGCGAGCAAATCTGGCGCGGGCAATATGTCGGAACCCCGCTGATCTACCAGTTTGACAAGATCAGCCAGGGCGTTGGGTGCATTGCCCCCAAGAGCATCGCGCAGGTGGGGCGCACGGTCTATTTCATCAGCCAGCGCGGCTTCATGGCCTTCACTGATGGCGAAATCCAGATGATCGGCGCCAACAAGGTGGATGCGACCTTCTTTGGCCAATATTCCACGGCAGACATTGAAAGCCAGGTGTCGGTCGCGGTCGATCCGATCCGCAAGCTGGTGATCTGGGCCATGCCCCGCCGCCTGTGGTGCTATAATTGGGAATTGGATCGCTGGACGGACGTAGAGGGAGACTTCTTCGCCGTCTCGACCGGCGCGGATCAGAGTTACACGTTTGAGCAGATCGCAGCGCTCTATCCAGATGGAATGGAGACCGTTCCGGGGTCGTTCGATGACCCCATCTGGCAGGGCGGCAATCCCTTCCTGATGATCGTGGCCAATGACGGGACGTTGGGAAGCTTCGGCGCTTCGACCAACTTGCAGGCAAACATCGAATTGCCATTTCTGGAGCCTGCGAAGGGCCGCGACATTCGGGTTCGGGCAATCAGGCTCGATACGGACGCCGTTGCCAATGTGCGGGTTGAACTGGAGGGGCGGAGGCGTCTTGGGGATGCTTCGACGGAGTTCCTTGGCTCATCAATCCGCCTGAATGGAGACATGCCTGTCCGCGCATCGGGCCGCTACATCAAGCCGCGCCTGATCTTCGATGAGAGCGCCGATTGGGACTATGTGGACAACTTCGATTTCGTGCAGGCAGCACAGGGGGGGCGGTGGTGAGCATTCCCTTCGCCTCTGCTTCTGTTCCCGAATGGCAGCGCACAGTCGCGTATAAGGTCAACCCGGTCCTCGCTGGCTATGTCTGCCCGCAATATGACGCGGCGCCATCCGACCCGTCGCCGGGCTTCTTCTATTACGACACCACACTCAACCTCTTCCGCTATTGGAACGATTCGGCATGGGTAGACGGTACGGGGACGGCGGGCACGGTCGTCAGTGTCGCTGCATCGGGCGGAACAACCGGGCTGTCCTTCTCTGGATCGCCCATCACATCATCCGGCACGCTCACCCTTGGCGGGATGCTCGCCGTCGCCAATGGCGGGACGGGATCGGGGACGGTGGGCGGGGCGCGATCCAATCTCGGGCTGGTGATTGGCACGGACGTTCAAGCTTATAGCGCGAAGCTTGCCGCCTATGCCAGTGGGGACACGCCTTCCGCCTTCACGCTCGGGATTGTCGACAGCGCAGACGCAGCGGCCTGGCGGACAGCGATTGGCGCAGGGACCAGTTCAACCACGGGAACGGTCACGAGCATCGACTTGTCGGGCGGGGCAACTGGCCTCACCTTTTCTGGCGGCCCGGTCACGACGAGCGGCACCATTACGGTCGCTGGAACGCTGGCGATTGCGAACGGTGGCACAGGTGCAACGACCGCGACTAATGCCAGAAGTAATCTTGGTGTTGCTATCGGCTCACAGGTGCAGGCTTGGGACGCGGATCTGGACGCCCTCGCCGCGCTATCGGGCACCAACACAATCTACTATCGTTCGACCGCGAATACATGGTCGGCGGTCACAATCGGTAGCGACTTGTCCTTTTCTGCCGGAACGCTCAATGTAGGGGCTGGCACTGGTTCTGGTTCGGTCGTCCGGGCCACACAGCCGCAATTCACCAGTACGATAGGCGTTGGCACAGCCGCAAGTGTTTCCGGGTCCGGCGTGTCCTTTCCTGCCACGCAATCCGCCAGCACAGACAAGAATACGCTTGATGATTATGAGGAAGATGTGTGGACGCCCACGGTCGCGGCATCATCTGGTACAATTACGACCTATACCGCGTCGGGTGCATACACCAAGATAGGCCGCAAGGTCAGCGCGAGCGTTCTGATCAACATTAGTAACAACGGCACGGGCGCAGGGAGTATCTCCTTTACGCTGCCTTTCACGGCTGGTTCTGGGCAATGGGTAGGGGCAGGGCGCGAGAACGCGCTGACCGGCAACATGCTCCAGAACATCGTGTTCTCAGGAGGGACGACCTGCGTTGTCCTGACTTACAATGGCGCGTACCCCGGCGGGACCGGAAGCCAGATCATTGCGTCCATAGATTACTTTGTATGATCCCGCCTCTCTATCTCCGCTTTCGCGATGCGTTTGCAAAGGTGCTGGACCCTCGCACGCACTCGATCGAATGGCTCGATGCACAAACCTGGTCGGGACACATGCAGGTCTGGGGCGATGAAAGCGCCTGCCTGCTGACGGAGATAAAGCCTTTCCCAACTGGCGCTTTCGAGGTGCATGTCATGATCGCGGCGGGGGACATGGATACGCTGGTCAATAAGACCATTCGCGAGGTCGAAGCATGGGCGTCGAGGCATGGAGCGCTGTTCGTCACCATCGCATCTCGCAAGGGTTGGGAAAAGATCATGGGGCCGCATGGATATGCCCACTGGCAGACTGAATTGAGGAAGGAAGTGTAAGATGGGCCTATCGGGTGGCAGCAAATCCACGTCTGGAAGCGCTCAGAAGTGGGCACAGCCTTTCGCCAAGTCGGCTGCGTCGAGCGTGCAGGACACATTCAACGCCAATCAGGGCACCCTCCAGAACCTGACGAACACGGTTACGGGCACCATCCCCGGCCTGACCAGCAATTTTGAAGGCTGGCAACCTTCTGTCGGGGATTCTCAGGACTATTACAGCGATGTGATCGGCGGGAAGTATCTCGATCCGTCAAGCAACCCCGGCCTCAAGAGCGTGCTGGACCGCAACGCCCGCGATGTGGCCGGCAATGTCAATTCGCAGTTCGAGCTTGGCGGGCGTTATGGCTCTGGCGCGCATACAGGCGTCCTGACCCGAGAACTGGCGGACAGCAATGGGGCAATTCTTGCCGATGCTTACAACCGTGAGCGGGCTAA